GATAATAGAGAGATTTATGGTAACATAAGTTATGTTGTCAATGACCCACTAACCACACATAACAATTTAGTAAATGGGAACAGGGAACAACAATATGAAATACGAACTAAACTACAGGGTATGAGATGGATAAACTAAAAAATAATTTGATGTCGAGAATAGCAAGTATAGTTTCTCTGATTGGTGTAGTCGGTGCTATTGGTGCTGGCTTTACTACCTATGGTCAACTGATTACAACTATATCTGTTCTCGAAGAAAAGATAACAGACCTTGAATCAAAAGAGTATGTTGTCAATGAGACTGTTGACCTGACAGATATTAATAATAAAATTAATGAGAACTACGAATCTGTATTAGATAGGATTAGTGATGTGCAAAAAGATATTGGTAAGAATAAAAACAATATTGATGTACTCGCAACTCGCACAGACCTACTTGATAGTTTGTATGAAGATATGAACTTACAAAATAGTAATCCCATGCTGAGATAATGTATGGAGATTATGATAACTGGACATATAACTGTAGAAAGGAAGAGTTAATGTTAGAAAAACTAAAAACTATCGTGCTAGGGATAGGCGTGAGTAGCCTGTTTGTAGAAAGATGTGGCTGTGGTTACAAAAAATACAAACGTGCTGTATGGGTTTCTCTGGTCGTTGTAGGGCTATTGTTAATTTGGCTGTTCTAAAATGGCAGAGTTAACCAAGAACCAAAAAGCTACCATGAAAAAGCACAGCAAACATCATACCTCTAGGCACATGAGGATGATGACAAGCCTAATGCAGAAGGGTAAATCTTTTACTGCCGCTCATAAAGAAACCAAGAAAGAGTTGAGTGAGTAATGACAGAAGAAGATTTAACATTACCTTACGAATACATAGTGACTGAATCACCTGATGGTACATTCACTACGACAATAGTATGCAAAGGATTCCCCACCTTTGAAGATGCAAAATATTTTACCAGCGTAATGGATGCTATGATGTCTGATGATAAGATGATTAGCTTTGAACTTCATTAAAAAGAAAAGGCTGGAGGGAGAGCCAGCCTTTCCGAATCAACATACGAAACATAAATATTATAAAAACATCTATCCCTTAAATCTAAAGAACTTTTTTCTGTTTGTCAATAATTCATTTGTAGTTTACAATATATTTATAACATAGGAGGATGTTATGAATAAAGTTATATTAGTAATCAGCGACTTACATATACCTTATCATCACAAGGATAGCTTTGCTTTCTTAAAAGAAATAAAAAAAATTTTCAAGCCAGACACTGTAGTTAATATTGGGGACCTGCTAGACTTCCATGCTATATCAATGCACGACTCGGACCCTGACCTGCCTAGTGCTGGGGGAGAACTGTCAATGGCAAGGGGTTATATCAGTGAGTTGGAGGGTATGTTCCCAGAAGTAACCGAGGTTCATAGTAACCATAGCTCTCTGGTTTATAGGAGGGCTATCAAGTATGGTATGTCAAGACAGTTCTTAAGACCATACGGAGATTTCTTGGGGACAAAGAAGTGGAAGTGGGTAGATGATTTAACATTGACTACTTCTAACAAAGAGAGAGTTCACTTCACTCATGGTAAATCAGCGAACGTATTGAAGATAGCCCAGAGCATGGGTATGTCTGTAGTGCAGGGTCATTACCATTCAAAGTTCTCACTGGAATTTACTGCGAACCCAGATAAATTATATTGGGGGGTTCAATGCGGTTGCTTAATAAACCAGAAGTCTCTAGCATTTGAGTATGCCAGAAACTTTCCTAATCGTTTTATATTGGGGTGTGCTGTTATAGTGGAGGGCAATCCCCGCTTGTTGCCTATGGTATTAAACAACAAGGGTGATTGGATTGGGAGGGTCGTCTGATATAATTTCTTTTGTAACAATAAGATGGTCGTAGTATCTCCTATTGTTTCTCCTTAAGAAGTTAATATCTAAGAGGTGCTCTTGCCATACATCTTCAGCCTGAGCAGGCGTGCTGTATTGCAGCTTATCATAGATGCGGCACCATGTGTCGTGGTCCTTACTAATCATAGGATATATCCTCGCCATACAAGACGTATGGTGTAGGCGTTAGATACTCTATGTATTTGCCAGTGTCTTTAGCGTACGCTATCTCAGCTTGCACACCGGCAGACTCTTCGTAGCCTTCGAGACATAACACATAAATTTTTTCTGCTACATCTAGGTAGGGTAAATCGTATTGCATCCAGTCTGCTGTAGTCATCTCGTCCATAGTCTCGACTGCTTGGATGTTATGATGGTGCACTATCGGGGAATAGATATTGATACCCATACCGAACAGTAACCATGCCTGCCTGCAAGCCATCTTGTAGTTGCTGAGTCTCTGTTCATAAGAGCACTCGCCTCCATAACTGTATGGGCTGACAAGATAGGAGATAGGTTTACCCATCTTAGGGGTCAGTGTAATGCCTCGCTCCTTGGCTATGCCTTTGTTAATCCAGCCAGCATCATCGAGTATAGTTAGGTACCTATGTATGTTGCTCTTAGTTGTAGAATAATGACCAGCCATCTCTCGTAGGGTAGGGGCGTAATCATTGCTTATGATGTAGTCTCTGATGTAGTTAAAAACATCCTTTTGTTTTTGTGTGATTGGGCTGTTGTTCATGCTCCGTATATCTCCTTTAGTTTGTTGTTGTTCCAGTAAAAATTATCTCCGGTTGGGATGCACTGCTTTGCTTGTGATGGTGATAGAGTAAAACAAAAGAAGTTCATCTTGTTGATTAACTCCTTAGCCTCATCTATGACAGCGGTAGCGGTGCCATCATACTCCAAGAACGCAGACTTCTTAGGCGTAGTGTATAAGAACTTGACCTCATAGTTTGACTTGGCTGTCTTATAGATAGCCCACTGTAACGCATGACTCCAGCTCATCACTGAGGGACAGCGTAACGTAGTCTTTAAATCAATCACCAGTCCTTGGTCCGGATACACCAAGTCAAGATAGCCTATCATCGGAGCGGTCCAGTCGTACTTCACGCACTCCAAATCGAACTCTATCTTTTCCTGCTGTCCTTCCTCGAAGTATGGTTTGCCATAATCTTTGAGAGCCTCATAGCCTTGGTTGATGATACCATCAATAGCCTCGAGCTGTTTCATATGCTCATTAGATTCTTTATAGTCTCTGACCCTGCCATTGAACTCAGACCAAGCCTCCTTGATAGCCTCATCAAGTGTATGTGATTCAGTCAGCACTTTAACAAGAGCCCGCTCGCATACAGTACCTCGAACCATAGCTGGCGTAGGTTCCTGCTTGAGACCCAGACCATACCTGCAAATAAAAGAGGGTACATCATTCTTATACAATGCTATCTTAGATGCTGAGAGGTGTGGCTCAAAGCCACTCCCCTCATCAATCCACTTCTGTAGTCCATTAAGATTTCTCACTAGCCATTCCTTTCAGTATATCGTAGACAGCTAACTGTTGAGGACTTCTCTTTGACTCTGGCGTTGCTTTACACTCAGCTCTGAACTCAGTTATCCAAGCCTGATTCTTAGCACGCCAATCGTTCCTCACTTCTACTGGGGACTCGACACTAACCTTCTCTATGCGTAGAGAGTCTAGCAAATATTGTGCTGTATCCTGAACAACGTCTGACTCAGTATCATCCTTAATATTCATCATGAAAGTTTTAAGCATGGCTGTCTTGACAGCATAGCTAACAGCTTTACCCGGACCCTTATCCATAGGGTCAATGCCATAGCCCACATACTTACCTACTACAGTCTGCTCACCAGTATCTATGTCAGTGATAACAAGTGATACAGTCGCAATAGTTTTCTGCTCTTCTAGTCTAGTATCTTCTACGATAGGTACGCATAGAAGTCTCTGGTCTCTGCACGCCATCTTGACAGCTCCCGTAACTTTCCAATGGGCGACTGGTCTCCACTGTAATCGGCTACCTTTATCTTCTTCTAAGTCAGACTTGATAGTCTGCTGGACCTCGAATATCTTAGCCCATAGTTGCTGTACTCTCTCTTCTTTAGTTGGTTTTGTTTCTTCAGTCATGGTTGACCCCTTCCTGCTTATTAAATGCTTTTGTTAATTTTGATTGCAACGCCCTCACCTCCTTGTCGATAGCTGATGTAAAGAAACTACCTTGCATCTGCCATTGTCTCAGTGCATCGTATAACACTGGGTCCTCGAAGGATACTCTATCGAGCGGAACGCTTTTTATTTGAGTAACCAAGTCGCTCATCCATATAAGAAACTCGGTACTGCGAGCCAAGGGGTCCACCTGATTATTAGTGAACTCCTCAGCTCTCTTGTTGCTGTCTCTAAAGTCCATCAAAAACCTATCAGTTCTTTCTGGTCTTGGTCTTGAGACATTCTCATTAGGTGGTCTTGGATAGCGGACATGCCCAGTGCATCGTCAACTTCTAAATGCTGGGCTACCTTAGAGCATAGCTCGTCTAGGTCGTAGTCCATTGACCAGTCCTCGAGTTGCGGGATAGCTTGTATGCTATCCCATAACCCATCAATATATATGGATAGTTCCCTATGCCATACATCTCTTAGTGAAGTGCCACTGCCATTCCAGCTAGTGTTTGTATAAAGCGACATAATATTTTCTCCTTTGTTCTGTCGTTGTTGATAGTAATTATTAGCATATATCCTTTGGATATATTTATCAAGTGTTAAGTTCACATCCATAAGAACAGTGCCATAGTCATAGCAACTATCCATATAACAATAGTAACACCGCAACTAATGAGAGCGATGGTAGCTATCTTATCTAGCTTTGTTTTCATTTGACTTTTCCTTTCGTTGTTGATGGGGGACCGGAGTCCCCCTAGTTGTTAAGATAGGTACTCTTGGACTGAAGGTAATGACTCATAATCTTCTGGAGTCATGTCAAGCATTACCGCCTTCATATCCTTGTACGCTGGAGATGTTGAGTTTAGAGTCGATGATGCTGGCTGGACGTATGATATTTGAACTCTCATCTCTCCACCATCTGGAGCATCTGGGTTGTGAGGCATAACCATCGTTATCGGATAGTTACAGTTCTCATCTAGGACCTCATCGTAAAAGACTGGCTCGATACTTCTATTGAAGTCTCGTTCGATAGCCTTATCATTGAGTCGGATAATGTCCGCCTTAGTCATGTACTTTTTATCTTGCATAATTTTTCCTTTCATATGCTGGTTAGAATAAACAGAATAGTCTATTCAATATAACCCAGCCAATGGCTGGGCTATCTTCAAGAGACTAAAATTCTTTGTGCTTACGCTACCTCCCTTGTTAATTTTACTTCAGTATCGTATTGCATAATGTAGTCAGTAGCTTTCTGAGCTAGAGAGCACGCTTTCTGGATAGCCTTGGGGTTATCTCTAAGCGTAGCCTTCCAGTTGTTAAGATACTTTGCACTGTCAGCACGAGGCTGGATTGAGACATCCAGTCTGGCACATGAAAACACTGCACTTAGCTCAGCAACTAGCTCCTCGAATGCGTAGGCATCATCTCCAAAACTCTTGCCCTTCGTCCTATCGAGTCGAGACTTGGCTCCGGTCCAGTGTGCCAGCTCATGTAATAGTACTGATGAGTAACACTCTTCTGCTGATGATGTATCAGTGCCAATGAATGATGATTTTTTTGGCATCCTAATGGCATCAGTAGGGGCGTGCATATAGCAGGCTCTATCACCGCCATGCGTTAGCTTGACTCCAGAGTTGGTAATGATATTGTCAACCCTCTCGACAGCGAACTCACTGACATCGACATTTGCCTCCGGCACATAGTCAACAACTTGTTCAGCGTTGAATATGTGATAGACTTTTGCCATGGGGAACTTCTCTTTTTCTCCATCGACAGTACGCTCAAGCATAGTCCAAAATATAATAGCGGTACCCTTGGCACCCTTGAGACTGTACCCTGCCTTGGTCCATTGGTTATAGGTAGCCCACTCGTTAGACTCGAACCCTTGTTTCATGGCTGAGCAAGCTGTCGCTATAGTATTGAACCCGCTGTATAAAGTCTTGCTGTACTTGTTATGATTAGAGCTCTTGTCGAACCATGGTTTGACCCATTCGGTGCCATGCTTTTCCATAAGTTCTAACACTTGCTCTGTTACTGTTGCGTATAAATCGTTAGCTTTCATTGTATTTCCTTTCTAGTTATGTATCCCCCCATGAAGGGGGGATTGTTATTAATTGTTACTTGTGAAAGCCAACAATAGGTTGACCTAAATCACAAGCTTTTATGAACTTGCCTTTTTGAAAATTGTGATTTTCTTTCTCGAAATACTCAATAAAACAGTGCATGAGGTAGTTAGTTGCTCCCCTATCCATGGTTCGCAAGTCATGTCTGCGTAGTATCTCAGCTATTTCTTCAAAGTTTTTTCTAGTCATAGTATATTCCCTTCGTATGTTTCGCTGGTGCTGCCAGCTCATCAGTCCGACCGAATAGCCGGAGACATACTAGGTTCTGCGAGACCTCAGCAATCTAGGGTCCATGCGTTGTTGATGGAATAGACTGCCCGCCTTCTCGCTTTACGTGGGGTTCCCTGCCAGTTAGAAACTATCTAGGTTAGATGGAAAAGCATTACGCCTAGTCGAACCATCGCCTCTGGAGGCACTAAGGTTTTATTTATGTAGAGTTAAAACCCACCGAAACTTTCAATCTTAGGACCCCATTATCCCGTTCGTTCATCGTTCTGTTGAGATAAATATTTCATAGATATATATTGTAGTCAACCCCCTTTTGGGGATAACTATATAACCCATTGAAATATAAGGAATCTTTTTTTATGAATAACGATAATATTACAGCGATGTATCTAAAAATCCCGTCAGATTTGAAAACAATATTAAAGAATAGAGCCAGCAAGGAACGTATAACTTTAGCAGGTTTAACCATTAGTTGTATCCGGTCCGGATTAGCTAACCGGTTAGAGTCGAGCACCCTAGAGGATGCCAAGATTAATGAACTAATACAGGGGGCAGTTTCTCATGAGTAGTATTAATCCAGATTATTACAAGGATAAAATCATCGAGACTATTGACGCTATCGAGAGCCAACTGACTAGAGAAGAGTTCGAGGGACATTGTAAAGGATGCGTTATAAAATACCTATCAAGAGCCGGCAGGAAGAACGGGAACTCTAAAAGGCAGGACTATCTCAAGGCACAATGGTATCTTAATCGTATTTTAAAGGGTGCTGAGGGCACGGAAAGTTCTTT